TGTTTCTGGGAAGAACGGGTGTGGAAAAACCACACTGGCAGATGCGTTTACGTGGGTGTTCTGTGACAAGGACTACAGCTTAAAAAGCAACCCGGATATTAGACCGGATGATGGCAGAGAATGCCTGCCAAGAGTCGATATTGACCTTGTAATTGATGGAAAGCCAGTAAGCGTAGCGAAATTCCAGAAGCGCACAGAAAGTAAACCAAAGGACGGGAAGCCGGGCAAGGTTGCATTATCCAACAAATACGAAATTAACGGTGTTCCGAAAGCCGAAAGAGATTTTAAGGCTGATTTAAAAGAGAGAGGATTTGATTTTGACAATTTCCTGATGTTGTCCCACATGGAAATCTTCACAGACCTGAAAGATGCAGATGCCAGAAAAATTCTGTTTTCCATGTCAGATGGTGCCGGGAAATCAGATTTAGAGATTGCCAAGACGGTTCCAGATTGTGCCGAGTTGGTACCACTTCTGGAAACTTATAAGGCAGACGAAATCAAAGCCATGAACAGCGCGACACTGAAAAAAGCAGAGGAACAGTTGAAAGCCATTCCAAACCAGATTATCGGTATGGAACATTCAAAAGTTGATACTGATGTTGCGGAACTGGAATTGCAGAAGAACGCCTTGCAGGAACAGATTTCTGACCTTGAAAAGCAGATTTCACAGGCAGGAAACGAGCGCGTCAGCAAGCTCAGAGTAGAACTTTCAGAATTAGGTGTTCGGAAATATTCTTTCGAGTCAAAGGCATATGAAGAAATTTCAACGAGGAAAACTGCAATTCAAATTAAAATCAATGAGTTGGAGTCAGAGAGAAATCTGAAAACATCTGAATTAAACAGAAAGACTTCTAATCTGGAAAGCCTGAGAGCGCACAAGAAAGAACTTCTTGAAAAATTGCAGAATGCCAGAACACAATATCCCAAAATCAAGGATGTAGAATGGGACAACACAGTTCTGGAAAATATTGAATCTGAAACATTCAAGGATGCAGATACCATTTGCCCGACTTGCGGTCAGAATCTTCCGGCAGAGCAGATTGAGCAGTTAAAGAGTAGATTCGAGCAGAAGAAGCAGGAAAGAATCAATCAGCAGTTAAAAGCCAAGGAAGAATGGGAACAGGACAAGAAACACAAACTTAATGAAGTTATCCAGGCTGGAAACAAAGCATCTGCCGGAAAGAAAGAAGCGCAAAAGCAAGAAGAAACCCTCACATCTGAGATTTCCAAACTAACAGATGAATTAGAGCAGATCAAAACTTCACTGGATGCAGAAAACAAGAATCTGGAAGCTATACCGAAAGAGCCAGACTTATCAGGAAATGCCGAATATCAGCAGATTCTTACATCAATCAAAGAGAAAAAACAGGAGCTTAATTATCTGGACGATGGAGAAGAAGCGAAGAAACAGCTTTCAGAGCAGTTGTCCGGCAAGAAACAGGAATTGGCAGCAGTCAACCAGAAAATCGGAGAAGCCAACAACAATGTCCGAATTGACGAGCAGATCGAGAAGCTTCAGGAAAGCCAGAAACAGTACGCACAGAGCAAAGCTGATGCACAGATGATTCTGGATGAACTGAAATCACTGAGTATGGCAAAAAATACAGCCCTTGAAGATGCGGTGAACCAGTATTTTGACGAAGTTAAAGTGAAGTTGTTTGATACACAGAAGAACGGCGAAGTCGTAGATGCGTGCATCTGGTATGTGCAGGACAAGGATGGTGACTGGAAGAAACTGATCGGGAACGCCAATACAGCCCTGATGATGAAAGGAAAAATTGCCATCATGGACGGATTGCAGAAGTTTTACGGCGTGAGTTATCCGATATTCGTAGACTGTGCAGCGGAACTGGACAACAGCAGTCTGGCGGGTATTAAGGCAGATGCGCAGTTGATATTCCTGAAAGTTGTTGAGGGGGATATGACGGTAACGGAGATTTGAGAGGGGTGAGTAAATGCAATTAGCTACATGGGGAACATTCAAATTTAAAGCAGATGCGCAGAAATGTGCAGATGAAATTATGGAAATCTGCGAAGAACTGGAATCAGCAACACCACAGCAGATTCTTGAAAAAGCCAGAGACAGCAACACTGAACTTCACAAGTGTTTTACATGGGATGATACCGAAGCCGCTGAGAAATGGAGAATTTCAGAAGCAAGAGCAGTTGTAAGGAACCTTAAAATCATTGAGCAGAAGCCTGATAAACAGCCAGAGCCGGCAACAATCAGAGTTTTCTATAAGACTGACAATGAGTCTGGATATAAGCCGACGAAACTGATCTTGAAGAAGCCAGACGAATATAAAGCACTTGTAGAGCGTTGCAGGAGCGAGCTTCTGGCAATAAAGCAGAAATTCAATAGTATCTCAGAATATGAAGAAATATGGGAAATGATTAATTAAATATCGAAGCCGTTACTGCACTGATATGCCTACAGGAGTAGGAAAGTGCATCATAAAATACGACAGTAAACCATACGACACCATAAAATAAAACAAAATTATTTATTCTTGTAGGTTTATGAGTGCAGTAACGGCGAACTTCCTACGTTGATATGCCTGTAAAATGGGCAAAAAGGCATATTGCAGGACACAATAGCATAGAACAAATCAGAAAAGTATATAGAACCTTTACTTAATTTTACAGGTTTATGAGCGTAGGAAACCACAGCATTTCAACGGAGGACTGTTTTACAGGCGGTATAACCGTCAGGAAAGAACAGGACAGGAAAGCGCAGGATAAAACAACATAACATAGTACATGACATGACTTTTATATCGTCTGCAAAGCAGTTCTCCAAACAAAATTGAATATTGGGCAGGTGACATGAAAGCACCGTAGGACAGTAAAGAATATCATAGTACAAAATACGACATTATACTACAACATAGCACAACTCATGTTACCTACCGAGCATTCAACCTCAGATGTACTTAACTGGTAGTAGAATCTGCCAAGAAAATTATATCTCTGCATAATAGAGAACAGCACACGAAAGTAAAATACAGCATATTCTACTACTTGCTAAGTACATCTGGGATTTGCGTAAAGGTTCAAGCGGATTACTCCGCAGGATACCATAGGGTACCGTAGAATACCGCAGAACAAAATAAAGCAAAACAGCATACTACATATATATTTATTGCAGAATAATCTGCTTGAGCGTTTGCGCAAACAGAAACTATAAATCAAATCATAAAATTTTGGAGGAAAATCACAATGGCAAAAGCAAAATCTTTTACAATCGAACCTTTAAAAGAAACAACATTAAAACTGGAACTTATCGGTGATACAGACCTTATTCTCCATAAAAGAAGTCGTTACTACGAACAGGCTGAGTGTTGGAAACAGGCGCACGATAAAGGGACAAAAATGCCGGAAATCTACAACCAGTCAAAAAATATTTGGGAGGGCTTGGTTACAGGCATTCACTGGGAAAAACCAATTGAATTTCACGATGAAGATATTTCTCTTTACACTCAGGAAGAATGGGAATCATACATGAAAAATAATCGTCCTTGTATTCTTACACAGGCATTTAAGAAAGCTTTTACTGAGACATTCATTACGTTCTTTAAGGACTCCACCGGAAAGAAAGGAACAGACATCAAGCGTTCACTTTCAATGGCAGGCTCCATTTGCCCGGTAAATTTTGAGAGCGTTGAAGTTGTGAGCAATATCGTTCCTACATCTGGAATCAGCGCAAGCCCGGTTCTTTGTAGCAGCAATGTATTTCATAATTGGAGAACCACAATCGAGGTATCTTGCCCGGATATTGTATTTCCACATGAGACAGTTTTGCAGTTGATCGAGACCAGTGGAAAGTATATTGGAATCGGTACACAGCGAGCGAACGGAAATGGACGATACCACATTAATCCAGAAAATGTAACCGTTATTTAATAAGGTATTTTCGGTGGCATATGAATCCGGGTGAATGCCCGGAAAGCACAACAGGACATAAAATTTTAGTAAAGGAAATAACAGGACAGGACACAATATTTCATCCTGTTTCATATGCCACTGAGCATAACTCTCAGGTACATTCACGGTGGATTGAGATTCTATCAAAATAGGGCACTACATAATAACGCAACAAAGATTAGAACATCGTAGCATAGATTTTTATTTTGAATTTCGATTCACTATGTATGTGCCTGAGAGAAGTATAAAAAATATAAAAGGAGAATAAAAATGGCAGAAAACACACAGGTAGCAAATTTTAACACACAGCTTTCCTATTACACAAATCGTTATGTCGATTTAATGGAAAGAGATTTAACTTCAAGAGGAATGGAATTTGATTCCTACTCAAAGGATTGCGTAGTGGCAGCAATGGGATCTATTTTCCAGATGGTACATGAGAGCGGAGTAAGTTTTGAAGCAATTAATGGTTCTAATCTTAAATTTATCCTGAGCAAAGTCGCAGCATTAAAGCTGAACGCAAACGCACAGCCAAGAGAATGTTATTTCCAGATCAGAAATGTAAATGTAGCGGCGAAAGGGCAGAAACCTCAGTGGGAGAAGAAAATCGAATTTGCGGTTGAGGGCGATGGAAATGATGCTCTTGTAAGTAGATATGGTGTCAATGTGGCTAAAGTATTCCCGTACTGGAAAGTCAGAGAAGGTGATAAGTATATCCCGCCAAGGCATAAGGGGGTGGAAATCACACCGCCAGAATGGGAAGAATCCGGCGTAGGCAAAGTAGTTCGTATCGTATACCCAATTCAGTATAAGGACGGACATATAGAATATCTTTCTTGTGAAAGAGCAGATGTACTGAAGAATCTTGCAGCGCACATCAAGAATAATCTCCAGAATGAAACGTTTGGAATTTGTGCAGACAGATATAAAGCTACAGATGCGCAGAAAGCTCAAATTGAAGCAAAGAAAAAAGAGATCATGAAAAAGGTTGCTGACATTGGAGAACTGGAAGCAATCATTGATTGTGAGGAGTTAAAGCCGTACATTTCACCGTCTTATTATGAAACACAGTCAAGAGAATCAATGATTATTCGTAAAATGCGTAACAACATTATGAAGTCCATTCCTAAAAGATGGGATAACCCAGTGCAGGCTTACGAATATAACATGATGGACGCTACATACAGAGAAGTACAAGAAGAAATCGAGCAGAACGCCAATGCAGAAGAATTTATCCCAGATGAGCCAGCGGCAATCGAAGAACAGCCGAAACAGGCACCAGTCGCAGAAGTCGTAAAAACTGCCGAGAAAGAACCGGTTCCGTCAGCAGGACATGAATCAAGCATTCCAGATTTTATGAAGCAGGAGGAAATGTAGGATGGAAGCTGCATTAATATGGTAGGAATATTATCAGAAGCATTCAAAAATATGGAGAATGGTCTTTACGATTACACAGAGAATGGAAAATGTACAGGGTGTGGGGCTTGCTGTTCCGCTCTACTCCCGGTCTCTGGTAAAGAGATAAAAGAAATCAGACGGTATATCAAAAAGAATCATATACAGGAACAACAACGCAATTATCCAGTCAAGAATATTGGATTCGACCTAACCTGTCCGTTTTTGAATTACTCAAAAAGGAATAATAAATGTGAGATTTATCCAGTCAGACCAGAAATATGCAAAAGCTTCATGTGCAATGACCCACATGGAGCGAGGCGGAATAAGAAGTTGCTGCACAAGAAATACGAACCGGTTGACATGAGAGAGTTATTTTTCGGAGATGATGCCACTTGATGTACTTCGACTGCATCAATTTTGATCGGTGCGACTCAGGAAAGTTCGGCAAATATATGGCTTGTATCGGGCGGTGTGAAAACTGCCCGTACTATGAATCGGTAAAAGACTATTTCGAGAAACGAGGTGAGAACTACGAGGATTATATCGCAGAATGGAAAAATCAATCTTCCATATGAAATGACAGCGTTACTTGTTTCGGACAACTACATACAGGCGGTATTTGCTGGAGGAATACAGCAGAGTCCATATGTGATGGCAATGTACTCGACACAGGATAAGTTGCAGGATGCGCTTGATATGCTTGATAGAAGATATATCGGCATGGGCGATGCGATATTCAGATTTCCAAAGAATGGTGAAGTATAAATATTGATATAGAAAAGGAGATATTATGAGTTATAGCAGTTTAGTAGTTATCACCCCGGATTACTATGGAAAGGAAAAAGAAATTTTTAGAAACTCATGGTTATTTTCACCTATCATCTGGGATGTTTTAGCTGAGAAGTATATTCCTTATGGAGAACTTTTTAAATACGGTTTTAAGCGAAACTTAATTCGTGACCGAAAACTTTTCAAAGAGCTTAATAACATTATAAATGGCTGTCAGGACACACCAGATCGTATTTTATGGGAATTGTCTAATCAGCAGATATTCTTCACAAGAGATAAAGATTTTATCGAAGAGTGTATTTATGCTTTTCTTAAACAGAATGAAAACTACTGCACCGATTATGACAGCAAAAACCACATTCCAGTTCTAAAAATTAAACATATTCTGGAAAGGTTTTGTGATATTGCACATCATATCAAATCGCTTGAAGCAGAAGAAACTCCATACTTTGTATTAAAAAATACATCGGTTGACGATAGTGTATCTAATTGGTTCTCTTGCTTTAATGAGAATACCGGGAAATGGGAATATTCTAAGTTAAGTGAAAACAAAGAATTTTGTGCAGAATTTGTAGTGATTGAGGATAACAAAATAAAGCAATTTATCAGCAATCTGGATTACAAATATTAAGGCAAAAACAATGCAGAAAGCGAGGTGATTCAAAATGTTCATGAAAGTAATAAACACAGGCAGCCAGCCGGGGAATTGCTACGCACTTAAATCCGAATCTGGTGAAATTTTACTTCTGGATTGTGGATGTAGATACTCGGAAATTCTGAAAGGGATTTCTTACAGAATATCGGATATTTCGGGCTGCCTGCTGACCCATGGACACGGAGATCACCTGAAATCATTCCAGAATCTAATGCAGTCCGGTATTCAGATTTACACCAATGACGAGACAGTTGAGAGTGTAAACACAATCTCTGGCGAGCTGATGATCGGCTTACCAGAAAAGAAACCAAAGGACATAGGTTCGTTCCGGGTAACGCCGTTCTACGTCCCACACGACAAAACACTAAACTTCGCGTACTTGATATCTCACGAAGAATGCGGGCGGATGATATATGCGACAGACTTCTC